AAATCCCTCCACCGGCTATCATCAAATACCTTACAATCCCACGCGGTTCACCCCACCGTTAGGGAGTCTGGACCTCTCGGAGATGTGGGAGTTACACCCTATGACGCGATAGCTTCGGCTTCAGGTGGTGCGGGGGTGGTCGCCGATGCATAGCGGCGCTCGGCAGTGGCGAGCTGACTGTGACTGCGCCCCCGACGTTGCCGCCGAACGCCGGACGCAAAAGTGGGAGCGGATGCACTCGCAGGTCTCGAAGGCCAACGCAAAGTACTTCGTCTCGGAGAATCGCATCGACAAGGACATCTCCCAAGGGGAGCTGCGCCAGCGCGTCAACCAAGCCGACGGCACAGTCCTGGTCTGCAACGTCTGTGGGAAGCTCAAGGAGGTCGGCGTATGAGCGGGCGCACCTACAGCGACGCGCCCTACGAGACCGTGTTCGCGGCGCCCTGTCGCGGCCCCTGCGATCGGGTCGTCTCCCAGACCTTCTGCGTCGCAGCCACGACCGTCGCCGGCAGTCACAGCCGCCGGCTGCGCTGTCGGGAGTGCGGGACGACCGTGTACGCAACGCCGGCCGAGAGTCCGAGAGGGGAGTCGGAATGAGCGCCCAGCTGTTCACGCCGATCTGCGGCACGCTTGGCTGTCACGAAGCAGCGGCCGCGCGGATTGACCACCCGAACGGGACGCGTACCGTCTGCGAGGACCACATCAACGGCCACGAGGTCATTGAGGTGCTCGACGATGAGTGACGACGGCGTTGATATCCGTCCAGAGGACGCGCTCCAGATCGCACAGCGAGCGCTCGCAAAGGTCAACGATCTCGAGGGGCGCGTCGACGAGCTGGAGGGAGACGTGACGAAACTCTCACTCCGGCTCAGCGAACACGACGAGGATCACAGGTACGAGTCGCTGACGATCGACGAGAAGATCGGGATGGTCCGCGAGCATGGATTCACGGTCGCTCGTGACGGCCACGGAAAAGCTGCACTTGATTACAAAGACATCCGATACGGCTGTTTCGACGGCGAACCGGGTGCGAGTACCTGTTACCGACTCATGCGCCGGGCAGCAGGGTACGATCAGGACGGCACCCAGATCCAGGACATTCCCGGGTTTGAGTTCGACCAGTCAACGCGACCGATGCGGTTGACGGTCAACGCCGAGGCCGCGAAGCGTTCGGCCGCCTTTTTGGACCGGAAAAAAAGTATCTCGGCTGGAGGTCGCTCAGAATGAGTCAGTTCGCCCGCGGACTTCCACCGCCCTTGTAGAGTTGCGTTGTTTCAACAAGTGCGGTTGTGTAAGTAACACTTCGGTAGCGGCGGGTAACCTCGCAGAACCACCTCACCACGTTGTGGTTCGCGGGGTCGAAACGCCGCGACGAAGTTTTTCCGGTCGAAAAAGACCCGAACCGAACTCACGATATGACACAGTCAACACAACTTGACGACTACACGACCTGGCTCAAGCGGGAGTACCAGGACGCGATCGCCACACTCGCACAGCGATATCCTCGCGACCAACGGGCACTCGTCCTTGACTGGCGAGAGATCTACGCGTGGGAGCCTGCCGTTGCGGACGATCTCCTCGTCCATCCACGCCAAGCTGATGCTGACGAACCGCTGGGGATTCTCGACCGCTTCGAGGAGGCTCTCCGGATGGTCGACCTCCCAGCCGACATTAGCCTTAACGACGCGGTGGTTCGCGTGAGGAACCTGCCCGACAGTGCAACGTTTTTTCCGGGTGGGTTCAGCCCGTCCGAACACGCGGACACTGTGCGCGCGATTGAGGGCGAGGTGGCGAAAGCAACGACGGTGTACAGCAAACTCGACAGAGCGCTGTTCGAATGCCAGCGCTGTGGTTCGACAACCGAGGTTTCACAAGCTGACGACGAGTTCCAGGATCCACACGAATGCTCGGGCTGTGAACGGCAGGGCCCGTTCCGGATCGATCACGATCGAAGCGATCACGTTGATGCACAGAAAATCCGCATCCAGACGCCGCCGGAGGAAGCACAGGCCGACGGCGAGGATATCGACGTCTACCTTTCCCACGATCTCACGGACGTTGCCGACGTGGGCGACCGGGTCACTGTCGTCGGGCGGGTCGCTCTCGACCAGCAGTTCCGTGGGTCGACGCCGACCAATCGCTTTGAGCCAGAGCTTGACGCACTTCACATTGACGTTGAACAGACGGATGCCGACGATGTGGACATTTCGTCGGACGACCGCGACCGGATCGGCCGCCTCGCCAGTGGCGCGGAGGGTGACCCACTCCAACTGGCGGCAGACACACTCGCGCCGAAAATCTACGGCTACGACGATGTGAAGCGGGCAATCATCCTCGCGCTGGTTGGTGGCGCTCGCGTCGAGTACGAGGGCCAGGATTTCGACCGCGGCGAGCTGCACGTCCTCCTGATCGGCGATCCGTCGACGGCAAAATCCAAGCTCGTCCAGCGCGCCGAACAGGTCGGCTGGCGGTCGGTCGGAGTCAGTGGCAAGGGCGCAACGGTTGCGGGCGTGACGGCCACGGCCGTTCAGGACGACTTCGGCGACGGCTCGTGGGCGCTGGATGCCGGGGCTGCCGTGAAGGCCAACAAGGGCGTCCTGGCGATTGACGAGTTCGACGACATGCCGACAGAGGTCCGGTCGGCGCTGTACGAACCGATGGCGAACCAGCGGATCAACGTCACGAAGGGCGGGATCAATACGACACTGCAGACGCGCGTGTCGGTCGTCGCGGCTGCCAACCCCGAGTACGGCCGGTTCGATCCATACGAGGCGATTGGCGAGCAGTTCGTCTTCGACGACGCAATGCTGTCGCGGTTCGATCTGGTGTATACCTTCCGCGACATTCCCGATAAGGAGCAAGATAAGGAGATCGCGGCCCATATCCTTGACGCTCGCGACGCGGCGAAGCGCGTTGAGCAGGGTGAGGACCCCGACACGGACGCGCACGCGCCAGCGATCGATCCCGGACTGTTGCGGTCGTGGATCGCGCTTGCGAAGCAACAACCGACGCCGGTGTTCGCGAGCGACGCGGTCGAAACACAGATCATCGACCAGTTTACGACGCTGCGTGGGATGCACGACTACGATCCGGACGATCCGGTGCCGGTGACCTGGCGGTCGCTGGAGGGGATCACGCGCGTCGCCGAGGCCGCTGCGAAGTTCGAGTTCAGCGAGGAAATCACCGAACGGCACGTCGATATCGCAACCTCGCTGGTCGGACAGTCGATGCAGGATGTCGGCATGGACCCGGAAACGGGCGAATTCGACGCTGACATGGTAGAAACGGGGACCTCGAAAAGCCAGCGCGACCGGATCAAAACACTCGGCGACGTCTTGGCAACACTCCAACAGGAGTACGATGAGGCGGTCCCAGTCGACGTCATTCTCAACCGGGCCGAGGAGGACGGACTGAAGCGTTCGAAAGCACGCCACGAGCTGGACAAACTCAGGGAGAAAGGCGAGGTCTATGAGCCGCCAGATGCCGATGGCTTGCGGTACGTGGGAGGGAGTGCGTGATGTCCGAGAACGGTATCGACCAGTACGTGGATATCCGTGAGATCCATCCGGACTTCGACGAACAGGAGTGCTGGAGCTGCGGACATACCGAGTGGATTGGTCCAAGCCGGCACACGAGGGTGTGTCACAATTGCTTCGTGGATAACTCGCCGACAGACCACGATGGTTCATCAGTAGTGGAGGGGCCAGATGATGAGCTATATGTCGATTATCGGCTGTTGTGGTACGGTGATGTGTCGCTTGAGGAAGCGCGCCAGCGGTACGACGAGAAGACAGAGGGTATCAGGGAACGCGCTGCTCGTAGCAGGGCGCGGGAACGGGCGGTGAGACTATGAGTGAGCAGTCTACGAGCGGTACTGAGCGATTCGCGTTTTTCTTCGGAGCATCGAGTGGCAGCTCGCGGAAGGCGCTTCGGAAACTCGATGAGCCGAACGTGATGCTCAACTACGCGACGAAAAACAACCGCCCTTGGGACGGGATAGACCGCCTGTTCATCGACTCTGGCGGCTATTCCTTCATGAAGGGGAAGGGAGAGTACGAAACTACGAACGAGGAGTATCTCCAGTTCGTCTGCGACCACAAGCCCGAGATCTGGGCACTCCGCGATTACCCGTGTGAACCGGAGGTTCTAAGAGAGTACGGTCGGACGGTTGAAGACCACCAGCAACTGACGACCGACCGGCACCGTGAACTTCTCGACCTCTACGAAGACCCGAACTACACTGTACCCGGCCAACCTGTTGCGGTTCTCCAGGGCTGGACTGTTGAGGACTACCGGCGTCACATCTCGCAGATGCGAGAGGTTGGCACCCTCACCGAGTACGTCGGAATCGGTTCCGTTTGTCGTCGCAATCAAGAAGACGAGATTCGGGAGATCGTCCTTACTGTCCGTGAGGAACTTCCCGAATGGGTTGAGGGACTCCACGCCTTCGGGGTAAAAGGGTCAGTACTCAAGTTCCCGCGAGTCCGTGAGGCACTCACCTCAGCCGATTCACAGTCTTACGAGATGCAGGCACAGTGGGGTGTTCTCCACGACCTCGACGCCGGATCAAAAACGTGGCGCGATTCTGCTTTGGAGTATCTTCGTCAAAAACGCCGAATCCGGACGATCCTCACTGGCAAGGATGACGCCGATACGGAACAGCAGACCTTACTTGCAGCCACAGACGGCGGAAACAACTGCAACGTCCAGCCGGGGGCTGACCACTCCGGAGGTGATGACGGTGCTCAGTGAGATGCTTTTAGCGGCGTTAGTTTCGACGAGCGTGGGCGGTGCGTTTGCACTGGTCGGATATCATCTCGGCACGCAAGCAGGTCAGCGTGGACAGTCCAGCCCATTTTCGGCGACATTCGATGCCATCAGCGTCTCGTTGAGCTCGGCAGCTACATCGATATCCAACCTATCGACCTCGCTTTTCACTCCGGTCCCGGAGCGAGAATGTCAAGAGCTTCGCGACATTGCCCGAGACCACACTCTCGATATCGTCGAGCGTGATGCCGCTCGTGTTGAGCGTCGCGATGGACAGTTGATTGCCACCTGGGATGGCACCGAAATAACCCGATACAAGGAAATCGCATCAGCCGACGATGAATCTAACGGGGGTGCGGACAGTGAGTAACCCACTCCCCGCAACAGTCCACGATCTGCCCCCGTCGGCGCGGTTCGTCTACCGCGAACTCGACCGCGCCGACAGCCCGCTGACGGTCACGGACCTACAGCACCGTACGGGCTACTCGACGCGCGGAATCCGCCACGCCACCGAGACCCTCACAGACCGGGGCCTCATCCGCGAAGAATTCGAGGACGACGACCCGCGCCGGAAATACTTTGAAGCGGTGTGAAATCTCGTCCGGTATCTATGTAATTAATACCGTGTTGGGTCGTTGTACATACCACGAACAGCCCAGTTTACGAGCAGCGCACCCACGCGCCCGAGACCTGCGATCGGGGCGTCCCCGGTCCGAGCCAACAGATGCACCTGTCACAACTCTCGTTCCCAAGCGACCTTGACCGGCCGGGTCGCCAGTCGATCGCCGTGTTTCGCGAACAGATCCTCCACAACCGCGAGCTCTGCGATCACTGTTTTCAGCAGGTCAAATCCATCGGCGAGACGAAAACGAAAACGCTTGACACCTCCGGCCGTCGCTTGCTCTCGGACGGCCAGCCGCTTCGCATAGAGATCACGGGCCACTACGAACGCACTGAACACGGCAGCCAAGAGCACACGCCGTGGGACGGACGCGAGGGCAACCGCCGCTTTGGCACCTGTTTCTGTCAAGACTGCGGGGCGGAAGTATCCGCCAGTAGCGCCCACAGCGTTGGCCTGGAGACACTCACAAACCGCGGCAAGCGCATCATCGCGTACCTCAATCGCAAGACGCGGTACTGGTGTGTCGGGTCGGACTTCGCCGAGGCGCTGACCACACTCAAACGCGAGCCCGACAACACGGGCTACGATGCCGAGATCTTGGCCGTCGCGACGGCACACTCATTGGAGTCGCCGACGCCGAACGTCTCACCCAGCGGCGCGACGGCGGACTGACGACGCGCTCGCCCTTGGGCCGGTAGCTACTGGCCTCTCCAGCGGGCGCCGGCCTACCCCCACCCCACCGTTTCCCATCCGTTCGGGCGCCTAGTCCACCACACGGACCGTCGTTTTTTCATACACTGCAAGCATTTCCATGACCAATCCAGAACCATCGGATGCCGAGAACTGGCTGCCCGACGAGGATGCGCTGTACTGCTACAGCGAGGCGGATTTTGCGGACATCCTCGGCGATGCGTTCGTCGACATCCGCGAGCAGGCCACCGACGACGCCACGGCGGCGGCGATCTGTGACATCGTATACGAGCGCCTGACTGACGGCTTCTATACTCACGAATGACACGGCCCCCTGCTGACCTCCCAGAGCGGTGCCATCCCGTGTGGGAGGCCATCGCCGAGCTGGACGCACCGACCAAACACGAGATTGCGACGGAGGTCAACTTGGCCGCCAGGACGGTCCGAGACTACATCGAAGTTATCCAGGATCGCGGCTACGCGGTCTCCGCGGACAGTCACCACCGATACCACCTCCCCGACGAGGCCGAGACCGAGGACGCCGTGGACGGCGGCTTCGAGTGGGTCGGCGATCGCGATACTGATGACGCTGTCGCGGATGGTGGCGACGAGGACGGCGGAAATGATACCGACGAAAACGGCGACGAAGACGCCGACGGTGATGGGATTCCCGACCTCAGCGAGCCCGAGCATCGTGCGATCCGGGAGCTCCCGGCCACCGTCACCGAGCTTGCCAACGCACTCAACGAGACGGACCCTCACGCAGCGCTGGAGCTGCTGCGCGAGGACGGCATCAACATCGGCTACGATAACGGCTCGGGCAAGTACTACATCGCTGATGAGCGCTCCGAACAACTCCGCTCGCAAACACATCTCTCGCTGTCGGCAAAGACGAAACACGCCAAGCAGGCCCTTCGCGAGGAGCAGGCCATCCTCGATCGGTTGCCCGACACAACGCCGCTGTCGATTGACGACTGGGAGCCCGACCCCAACAAGGAGACGATGGTCGCCGCCATCGGCGACATGCACTTTGGCGACGTCGTTCACGACGACCGCGGTCGCGAAGTCTACAACCGAGAGATCGCCCACGAGGCGGCAGACCGGTTTGCGGAGAAAGTCGTCCAGAACAAGCGCCAGTGGTCGGCCGAGTTCGACGAGTGCGTCCTGTGCGTGCTGGGTGACGTGGCGACCGGAACACAAATTTACGATACACAGAAACACGACATCGCTGACCTCCTCGCCCAGCAGATCACGGACGGTGCCCAGGCACTTACCCGCGTCGCGACGACGCTACGGGAGCACTTCGACACCCTCCGTATCGCGGCGATCGTCGGCAACCACGGCTTTCAGGACCCGTCGGCGGCCCGCGGCTCGAACACGGATCTGACGTGTTACTACTGGGTGCAGGACGCCCTTCGCCGGGAGGGATACGACAACGTTGAGATCATGCTGGCCGAGCACACTCACCACCTCAACATTGAGGTCCGGGGCTGGCGGCTGCACATGCGCCACGGCCAGGACACCCAGCAGCACGTCGACGAGACGGCCCGCTCCCAAGCCGACTGGCGCGGCTGGCGGGACAAACATAAATACGACATGGGGCTGCGTGCCCACCATCACGTCCCGTCGTTGCACTTCGTTCTCAATCGCTACCCTGTCGTGACGATTCCCTCGTCAAAACCCGGCGGGGAGTTCGCCGATCGGATCGGGTCCCCCGATGCCTCGACGCCGATTGAGCGCGAGTCCGAGCGCAAACTCGGGTACTGCTTTGGCGTGTCAAACGACCGGCGACTCACGGATTCGCGGATGACCGATGCAGGATAACCATGAGCTCAGAACACCAGTTTGCATACAACGGCCCACTGTCGACGTACACCGAAGCGCACAGTCTCTTGATCGGCCTTGCTGCCGGCCTCCTCGCCGGCTGGTCGGAGCCCATCCGCAGCGACCTCCGCGACGAACCTCACGCCGCGATCGGTGGGTTTCTCGTCGGCGTTGCGGCTGGCACGATACTTCGGGGTGACTGAATGTGTTGCTCGTACAGCGTCTCGCGTTCGAAGTCAAATGCCTCACCAGGAGCTTGAATCCGATGCGCAATGGTCCCAACTCCCCGGTTGCAAAGGTCTTGGTACTGGGCCTGTTCGGCGTGTGGGCGGCGCTGGTGCTCGACCTCACCACTGCCGATCCATCAACTGCGGAGGTCGTCTTCCTGACGGCCTTCCTGTTCAGCCTTATCGGCCGGATGTGGGGGCTGGAAGTCGACGAGTGGCTCGACCGCGCCTGGGTCATCACGATCGACTGGAGGGACGACGATGAGTAGCGACGTCCACCCACTGCTTCGCAACGCCGTCGTCGCCGTTATCTGGGCGACGCTGCTGGTCCCGCTTCTGGCGGGCGCCATCGGCCTCGGTGTCTACACCGTTCGTCTGGGCTTCCATGGCGAGCTGACGACGCCGAGCATTGGGCTGGACCCTCAGACCCAAATGCTGGCCGTCCTCGGCGTACTGGCTGGGCTGGGCCTGCTGTACTATTTGAATGCCCGCGAGACGTTCGGCGACGAGGACGTCGACGAAGGCGTCGCATCGGCTCTGGATGCCGCCAACGAGGCACAGGACCGCCTTGGTGACGACTAATCGCCCCGTCGCCCGAGCGTGTGCGCCGGGGCGCATCGCAACCCCTGAACCCACAACTCACAACCGATGCATTCCACAGTCGACATCACAATCGAACCGAACAACAAGTACCGCCGTGTGGTTGGCGGCTACACCCACGGCCCCGACGACCCCGAACCGACCGCACCGGACACGCGCTACACCGAGTGGCCCGACGAGCATCAGGCCGCCGCCGATGAGTACACCAGGACACTCGACCAGTCGCCGACGCCCGAGGACATCGGCACCGATCCGGCCGAGATGGAGACCCTGTCGTGGGACCTCATCTCGGTCGCGAGCGATCCTGATCTGGTGACCACAATGGCGACGTACTTCGACGGGCTGGAACCCGACGAACCAACCGGCCGACTCCGGGCGAAACTGCGGCTTCTGGACGTTGGCGTATACGCGAACACGCAAGTCGCAGCGCGTGCCGAGTTGCGCGGCGAGTAACCCATGCACCCCATGCACCGGTGCATCCAGTCGACGCCCCAGTACGGCACCATGCCCGATACATCCTCGACCACCATCGGCAAGTGCGACATCTGGGACGGCGGTGATCCCGACAGCGAGCCCCACCACCGGTTTACAGCGGGGCAGGTCTATCCCGACGAGCGGGACGATGTGTCGGATCGCTGGAAGATCAAACTGCATCGAAACCCCTTCGACGAGTCCGACTTGCCGGGCGATGTCACCGGCTACGAGTTGTTCTGTACGGACGTCGACGGTGAGACGTACACTGAGACGATCACGGCGTGTTCGGTCCGCGCTCGGCTGGTCTATCTGTACATTCCCCAAGCACAGCCGGCGATTTTCATTCCATGACTGACGACCACTCCATGATGGACGCTGACCCCATGGCAAATACGGAACAATGCACCGCGACGGCGAGCTCAACTGGCGAGCGGTGCAAGCAGCCAGCGATTCCCGGGGGGAACGTCTGCCGGTTCCACGGTGGGAGCGCGCCACAGGTCAAAGAGGCGGCAGATGAACGACTCGAACGCCTCGCCCGAGAACTACTGGCCGAGTTTGAGCCCCGGATCAACGATCTCCTCGAGGAGTACGATCGGGCTCAGGACGCCGGCGAGAAGACCAAGATCCACCGCGAACTCCGGCAAGCGGTGACGGATATCCTTGACCGCGCCGACCACGGTCCGACGGAAACGCGCGAACACACGGGCGAAGACGGTGGCCCACTGATGATCCTCGAAACTGATGGCGACGACACAACATAACCCTCTCCGGTTCAACGACGACCACCCCGCCCAGCGGCGGTTCGTTGAGTCGAACGCGCGGTACTGTGCCTACATCGCGGGCATCGGGTCGGGCAAGACCGTCGGCGGCATCGGGCGTCTGCTGCGCAACGTTGCCACTCTCAATGAGGGGTACACGGGCTACGTCCTCGCGCCGACGGTCCCGAGCCTCCGCAACGTCATCATTCCCGAACTCGACAAGTGGGGCGTCCTTGACCGCGCTGAGTACAACCGGACGGAAAAGAAGCTCACCTTCCCCAACGGTTCGACGGTCATTTTCGAGAGCGCGGACAACGACCGCAAGATCGAACGGTTGCGCGGCCCGTCGATTGGGTGGTTCTGGATGGATGAGGCGGCGACCATCTCCGAACGCGCTTGGGATGTCATGGTCGGCCGCTTGCGCGAGGGCGACCACCTCAACGCCTTCGTCACGACGACGCCGAAAGGTGAGAACTGGGTCCACGACACGTTCGTCGCCTCTGAGACACGCCTCGACGGTGCCGATGTCATCCAGGGCGTCCCGTCGACCGAGAATCCACACCTCCCCGACGCCTATGCGGACATCGTTGGTGAGTACGACGGCCGCTTCTATGAACAGGAAGTGCTGGGCGAGTTCGTCGGCTTCGAGGGACTCGTCTACCCGTGGTTCGACGACGACAATCTCACCGACGACCCGCCCGCCGAGTACGACGAAGTCGTCTACGGCGTCGACTGGGGGCACAACAACCCCGCGGTCGTGCTGGCGATCGTCCGGCATGGCGACCAGTGGACGGTCGTTGACGAGTGGTATGAACGCCGGTGTACGGTCCAAGACCACAGCCGGGCCGCCGAGACGCTCGTCGACGAGTGGGGCGACGGGCCGCTGTACTGCGACCCATCGGAGCCGGCGAACATCGAACAGTTCCGGCGGGATGGACTGGCCGCTAAACAAGCGGAGAATGACGTGACGCCCGGCATCCAGCACGTCTCGAGTCTGGCCGACGAGCTGCGTGTCTGCCGGCGTTGCCAGAACCTCCGCAACGAGTTCAACCAGTACCAGTACCGGGACGGCGGCGACGGGGATAAACCACTGAAACAACACGATCACGCAGCAGACAGCGCCAGATACGCCTTATATACCCACCAGCAACCCAGCGGCGACAACAAAGCACCGCCAACAGTCACTTGGTAATCATTCTCTCAAAACAACATGACGAAAACAAACGCACAGCGGACGGCCGACGCGTTGGATCGGGCGGGGACAGTCTACGGCGACTTGACAGTCGTTGACCGGGACAACCGCTTTGAGATCTCAAGCGAGTACCCACTGAGCGACCAGCAGGACATCGCCACGTCCGGCGTGACCCACCAGAGCAACAACTCAGTGTTTCGGATACGTGCAAACAACAGCACGGAGTCCATCGAATCGGTCACGAAACTCGCCTATTCGCCCGGCTATATCGCCGAAATCGGCATCGCACTCCGCATCCCAGAGGCGCCGACTGGCGACCAAGACGTCAAGTGGGGCTACTGGGACGGCGACGACGGCGTCTACTTCGGCTGGGACGCGGACGGTGTGTACATCGAACGCCAGCGCAACGGCACGCCACAGGGCAAGATCCGGAACGCCGACTGGAACGGCGACGTGGTCGACGCCGTCGGCGAGCTGACCGATGGCACAATCACGCGTCTGGCACTCGGCCTCTATAACTTTGGCTTCATCGGCGGCGAAATCTTCGAGTCAGCGAACGGCACGCTCACGCCAAAGCGGGTCCACGAGATCACGCCGGAAGGCGAGACGACGCTCAGCACGCAGAACCTCCCGCTACGCGTTGAGGTCGACAACTCAAACGATGCCAGTGACTTCGACGTCTTCGTCTCCGATCGGCAAGCCACCATCCGCGGCCAGTTTGGGCAGTCCCGCCGACTCAACGGCGAACTCCAGACCGACGTCTCACTGTCGGGCACCGACTGGCAGGAGGTCGTGACGCTCCGCAAGAAGGACAGCCTTTCGTCGGTCACCGTCGAGATCTTCGACTTGAGTCTGCTGCCCGATGACGACATTGTCATCCAGTTTCGGTCCGATGTCGGCTCGACCACGGACAGCGACTATGGCGACCCGACGGATGTCACCACAATCGAGACGGCGATTGAGACTGACACCGCCCCGGGCAGCCAGTCCATCTCGGACGGCACCTTCGTCTACCGGACGCTGCTGGGGAGTGGGCAGGGATTGAATGCCGGCCTTGCCACCGTTGACGGCGTCGACCTCAAGTTGAAGCGCCAGCGCCCGCTGACGCTGTTCGCCCGGAAGGTGTCCGGGACCGGCGGTACCATCAACGCCCTCACGCTGAACTGGGAGGAGTCGTGGTAACGTAAGCTACCCATGACTGAAGTCCCACTACGCGACCCCGAGACAGGTCAGTTTGTCAGTGCGAACAGCGGGCGCGGGCAGATGCAGGCGAACGAACAGTTCAACGAGGGGCTTCGGCTCGGTCTCGCCGCCAGACTCGGCACCCTCCACTCGTTCGGTGACGATAACGAGCTGCGCGATCACTACGATACGTTCGGCTGGCCGAAAGATCCCGACGATGAGGACTATCTCGCACTCTATCTTCGGAACGCGTTCGCCCGCGTCGTTGTCGATAAGCCCGCGTTCACGACGTGGCGTGTTGAGCCGGCGATCCACGATGTCGACCAGGATGGTGAGCGCAACGAGGACAGTGACTTCGAGACTGACATCCAGAAACTGTTCCGCGGCCACGATCTTCGAAGCTACTTTGAGCGGGTCGACCGCGTTGCTGGCGTCGGCGAGCACGGTGCGCTGGCAATTAGTTTCGCGGACGTCAGCGGCGACATGGAGGCGTGGGAGAGGGACGCTCGGGAGGCCGACCTCACCAGCTTAGACGATATCAACACACTCAAACCACTCCTCCAAACGCAGATCGACGATATTGGGTGGGGCGGGCCGGACTCCGAACGCTGGGGAAAGCCCGAATACTATTCCGTTGACTGGTCCGACGACATCGACGCCGGGGCCGGGGGCGAACGTGGCCCGCTCAAAATCCACTGGACGCGGATCATCGACATCCCGGCGACGCGGCTGCTGGACGACGAGACGCTGGCCCGACCCCGCGTTGAGCCCGTTCTCAACAACCTGCTTGACATCGAAAAGACGCTCGGCAGCAGTGCCGAGTTGAGTTACCGCGGCGCCGACTACGGCCTGCATCTCAACTTCGACCCGGCGGAAGTCGATGTCACGCAGCTCGACACAGACGAGATGCGCGACGAGTTCCAGCGCTGGTATCACGGCCTGCAGCCGGAGTTCAAAACGGTCGGTGCCGAGCTGTCGGCGCTCGGTGGCGACACGATCGACCCGAGCCCAATCGTCGACAACAACCTCAAGGCAATCTACGCACAGACGGGCATCCCAAAACGGGAGTTCATCGGCAACCAGCAGGGCGAGCAGTCCGGCGCCGAGCAAGATGAGAAAAGTTATTTCGGGACGATCGCCGAGCGCCAAGACCACTATGCGACGCCGTATATTGTCCGGCGGACGATCGACCGATTCCGCACGGTCGGCATCCTCCCGGATCTGTCCGGCGTGATGTACGAGGTCAACTGGCCCGATCTTGCCGAACTCTCCGAACTGGAGCAAAGCGAAATCGCGTACAACCGCGCCCGGGCGGCGAAGAACGTGGCGCCACAGGGCAATACGGACCTCCTTCCCGGTGGTCTTGAATCAGCACTTGAGTATCTCGACACTGGGGAGTTCCCGGACGACGCCGGCGGTGTCGATGCGATGAACGTGCTCGACGAGAGTGACGAAGCGGTGCAGGAGCAATTCGAGGCGCTTGCTGGGGATGATGGCTGATGGGTGCGGTAGCCCGCGCACACAACCACGCCGCGAACGCGGAGGCAAACCGGGATCCGACGAGGACATCGGTGTTGAGGGGCCGGTATGCGAGTAAATTACGTGGTCGGTTCGGCGCGATCAACACTGAAATACGTGACGGCATCCGGTCCCGTGATGTCCTCGGTCTTCGTGACGACGGTCTTCTGAGCGCCCAGGCAAATCCACTCCCCTCGCAGTTCCCACGCCGCCGGGACCGACAAATCGAAGCGTTCGACGCCTGGCTGCAACGCCAGATGGACAATGAGGTCCTTGAGACCATCGGCCCGAAGCACAACCAGTTCGTCAGAACGAGCTACGAGCGCGGTCTCGCACACGCCGACCGGGAGGCGCGCAAGATCGGTCTTGACATCCCCGATCGCGATGTGGCGACAGTCATCAACCGCCCGATCCATCGTGAGGAGCTCCAACTCATCTACACGCGCGATTACAGCGAGCTTGAGGGGATTACGCAGGCGGTCAGCCAGCAATCTTCGCGGACGCTTGCGGAAGGGCTGGCCGCCGGCGAGAACCCGCGGGACATTGCCCGGCGTCTGACCGACCGCGTCGACGCGATCGGCAAGACCAGGGCGACAACGCTGGCCCGAACGTCGGTCATTGACACTTTTAACAGTGCATCACTCGCCAGGCTGGATGAGCTTGGCGTTGAGGGCGTTACCGTCAAAGCGGAGCTGAGAACAGCAAACGACGCTCGTGTGTGCCCCCAGTGCGCCGCCCTCGAAGGCAGAACGTGGACCATCAAGGAGGCACGGTCTGAAACCACGACAGCCGCCGGGAAAGAGGTACCTGTCAAACCTCCGATACACCCAAGATGTAGATGCGCTGTCATACCCCCCGGTGGTGGCTAATCATGCCTACAGCAACGTTTAAGGCCGCGAAACCCCACATATCTGTAAGAAGCGCGACGCCTGAAACGGCCGGTGCGCGAACACCGACCGCGCTTCTGGGAATCAGAAGCATGAGACAACAGACACTCACAGAAGTTGAATCTGACGGTGAACAGTGTCCGACGTGTGGCAGAACTGGTTTCAAAAGCGAGCAGGGGGTCCGGCAACATCACACCAAAGCTCACGGCGAGCGTTTGGGGTATGAAACCCTGTTCTGCGACCACTGTGGCGGTTCTTACGAAAGCCGCAAAGACAGAAGCCACAATAGCCGGTTCTGCGATGAGGACTGCATGTATGCCTATCGGACGGGGGAACAGCACCACAACTACAACAGCGTCACAAAGCCGTGTTCGCAGTGTGGCGACAACATCACGAAAAACGAATCCCACATTGGGGAAATTGGGCCATTCTGCGACCACGAGTGCTACGGCGAATGGCTCTCGGAGAACAACTCTGGCTCGGACCACTGGCAGTACGAGAAAGAGGAAACCGAGTGTGAATGGTGCGGTTCGGAGCTGTGGCGGAAGCCCCACCAGTTCGACGGCCGCGATCACTTCTGCGACTACGACTGCCTCACCAACGCGAAGCGTGAAAACTCCACCCCGAGGTCGTTGGTCGACGCGGTCCGACGCCACCTCTCCGAGGAATCATGGTCGGCAGTTGCGAGGGAGCACCGGGAGAAACACAACGGCCAGTGTGACTGGTGCGGTGAGTACTCTGACGGTAGGAACCACGACGTCCACCACATCGTCCCGGTTGCCTATGGTGGGACGAACGACGACGCGCTCCTCATGGGGCTGTGCCGCGAATGCCACATGAAGGCCGAGCGGTACACCAAGACCATCCCTGAGATTGAGGCGGTACTAACAGAATGAATCGAGCGTGTTGCCCAGTGTGTGGTGCGCCTGAATCGTCGCCGTGGCCATACGGTGATGCCGATGAGCGTTACCGCTGCGGTAACTGTGGTGACACGCACTTCTCGCCTGATTGGAAAAACAAATCTCAAATAGGTATGGTATGGGACTGATGAACCGGCGTATAGGGGGTTTTCCCGTGCCCCCAGTTACTCTTACAGTGTTCCGAAGACCCGGCCACGGACGCCGGACGCCCTAACGCTGTGCGGTTCCTGCCATCCGACCGTGGAGACGCACACGAAACAGTACACCCAGAACATCATCCATGATCAGACTAGTAACAAATTCGATAGAACCGAACAAGGTGGTAGCGACTGACGAGTATTTTCTGATCGAAGACGTACCGTTTCTTAAGCCACTCGAATCGCTTGATGGGGGATACGTCCCCCAGGACAATATTGAGCAGACAGCGAACGGTTGGCATGGCGTGCCGGCCACACTCTACCACGCTCGGAACGGCGATGGGAAACCCATCCCAGCACACAATCGGCCGGAGCAGCACATCGGCGAAGTCCGCCAGCCGACGTTCGACGGTGAGCACGTCCGGGCCGGAGAGTTGCGAATCGAACACGACGATCTTGATCGCCTCGGCGAGCAGGCTGAGGAACTCAGAGCCGCGCTGGAAAACGGCGATCCGATCGAAGTCTCCTCGCAGTATGCATCTACAGACCTCCCGCCGGGAGAGTACGACGGCACATACCGGTCGAACGCGGCTGCCATCACCCGGCCGGACAGCGTCGCCATCCTCCCCGACGGGGCGGGCCGATGCTCAATCGAGGAGGGCTGTGGGATCAATCCACAGCTGGCCGCGAATAGCCAGCTGACGGTGCCCATGACCGATGACCCGAAAAGCGGCGAGGACATGGACCCGGCAGCGGCTCATACAGACGCCGTCGATCTGACCGATCCCGATGCGGAGACGAAGCGCACCGTTGGCGAGCGAGTGCTCAACGCACTCCCGTGGCGTGATGACGAGCGTAGCGGCACCGACACTTCTGACGAGCCGGCGGAATCCGGCATGGACGATGCGGACGACACCAACCAGACTATGGACGACTCATCGAAAATCGACTTCATCGTCGCCAACTCCGACTTCGACCGCGAGAACGTCTCGCAGTGGGAGGGCGAGCAGTGCCTTGATCGGCTCTTCGAGCAGGTCAAGGCCAACGCCGGCGGCGACGATGCGGGCAACGGCTCCGACGACGATAGTATCGACGATGCCGCCGACGACGGCGGCGACGCAACTGACACGCAGACGCTCGCCGACATGACTGTCGACGAGCTGGCTGACGGCCTTCAGGAACGCGGTTTCGTCACCGCGGATCAGGCGGCCGAACTGGCAGCCAACGCCGACGCCGAACGCGAAAAGCAGGAACTGGCGACGACGATCGTCGCCAACTCTGCGGACTACGACGACCCCGACGCCGTCTTGGAGGACTATCCGACGACAGCGGCGCTGGAGACCAAGCGCGATGACGTCACCGAGTCGGCTGGCGTCCCAGGCACAGGCGTTAGCGCAAACTTCGACGGCGGCGGTGATGATGACCTCACGAGTGACGTCTCCGCGGGGGTGTTCGAATAATGCCGACGACGCACAGCGACGCGAAGATTCTCGCGGCAAGTGACAACTCGCTGTTCACCTACGAAGAAGCCGAAGTCGCCTCGGGAAGCACGATCTACCCGGGGATGGCCGTCGAGAAGACGGGCGAGAACAGCGACCACGAGGAGACGCCGACAGTCCAGCCGGTCAGTTCTGCCGACAAGGTCGGTGAGAACTTCATCATCGCGCTGACGCCGCGGGCGCCGCCGCGCGGCGCTGACTCGGATATCCCGATCGAACATGAGTACGACGCCGGCGAGTCGGTCCAGATCGCTGTCTGTCAGCCGGGCTGTGAGGTGCAGAACGCCCTGCTCGCAGACGGGACTGGGTTAGCGACGTCGGCCGAGGCAAACGTGTCCTACGACGACCGGCTCGGCAGTTCGAGCGACGGATCGCTGAAAAACACCAGCACGGCAGGCGCCACGCTCTGTCGCGCTCGCGAAGCCGTAGACAACAGCGGCGGCGGGGGCGACCAGGGCGGCATCTCTGCCGAGCGACTCAACGTAGAGGTGGTCTAAATGCCGGAAATTCAGGCAAACCGGAGTACGATCGACAATCTTGATTTGTCACAGGGCCAGGAGATGGCCCTCGTGGCAAACGGCGAACAGCAGCAGGAATACCTCGAAAACATCCGTGCGAACGCGATCGAGGCGGCCCGCGAGCGCTACGGGCCGCAAGCCGAGCAGTGGCAGGCCAACGCCTTTTCGGAACTCGACCGGGCGTTCCTGCTCGGCTTCTACGAGGAGCCGACCAGCCGGCCGTCCGCACTCAAGGCCAACGATCAGGTGCTGGACTTCGAGGAATGGGAGGGCCGTGCCGAGGGCAACCTGGAGGAGATTCGCTACAACCTCACGATGGTCGACGACGTTCTCCAGGCGGCCTACACGGTCAACTCCAGTCTGGCGCGGACGGTCTACGTCCGCCAGCGCGAGGGGACGTGGCAGACCCGCGGCGAGCGGTCGATGGACGGCCGCGCCCGCGCCCAAGACGACGAGGCGCCGCTGGACATCATCGGCACGCCGCTGCCGATCGCCCATGTCGACTACACGATCAGTGCCCGCGAGCAGCAGCAGTCGATGAACTTCGGCGAGGACATCGAAACCCGGAAGGCGCGGCAAGCCGGCCGCATCCTGCGCGAACTCGAAGAGGAACAGATGCAGGACGGCTGGGGTCCGACGGTGCCGGACTCGCATGGCAACTCCGTCACGATGTACGGCTACAAGGACTCCAGCGTCGCGATCACCGGGACCGCGACCGGCGACTGGGGGACGCCGTCGAACGTGCTGGACACGATCGACGACGAGATCCTCAACCCGCTGGAGACCCAGACGAGCGAGAACAACCGCGGTCCGGACCCTGAGAGTCAGGGGCTGTGGCTGTACTTCCATCCCAACCAGCGGTCGGATCTTCGGGCAGCCGACCCCCGCGGCGACGGCAACATGTCGCTGCGCCAGCGCATCGAGCAGGACTATCCCTACATCGACATGCGGGCAAGCGGCGTCCTCGCGAACGGCGAGGTTATCGCCGTCACGAAGGATCCGCGATTCATCGAAGTCATCAACGCCCAGTCGCCGACGAACCTCAGCGAAGAGGTCGACTTCGGACTCGCGACCGAGTTCAAGACGCTGTCCTGTCGCGTGCCCTTCCTCAAAAGCACGTACGATAACATTCAGGGGTCGGTCTACCTGACGGGCGCGTAGAAATGCCTCGCTACGAGTGGACGGGCGCTGAGGACTTTCGCGACAGTCGCAACGACCGCGTGGTCGCGCCTGGCGATGTCGTCGAGCTCACAGAGTACGTCGGCGAGCCACAAAAGGAGATGCGACGCGTTGTGGAGAGCGACGGCGAGCCGGCAACGGACGACCCGTCGGATGGCGAGGTCAAGGCGGGTGGCGACGGCAGTCCAGACGAGGGCGTCACGGCCGACGATCTTGACCCACATCCAAGCGATTTGACGGTTCCAGAGGTCAAGGAGCGTGTCGCCGATGTCGACGACGTTGCCCTGTTGGAGACGATCCTCGAGGTCGAGGCGGCGGGCAAAAGTCGCACCGGTGCGAAAGACGCGATTGAAGCTCGGATCGCCGAGTTGGAGGGGTAGGTAATGGTCACGGCCACCGCCGATGATGTCCGCATTGAAATCGAGACCTACCTTGACGACACCGAAATCGGGGCCGTTATCGATCGCGTCTCCCGAGACATCGATCGCGAGATGGACAGTCCGCCCGCCGATGGGACGGACAAACGCCGGGATCTTGAAGCGGTCTTGGCGGCGCTGTTCATCGCCGAGACGCGCGACCGCGCCGAAGAGAGTGCCCAGTCGGGACGGACGAAGGTAACCTACGAGCAGTCCATGATCGACAAACTGCGCGGCCGGGCGCGGCGCTTGGGCGCGCCGGACAGCTTGCTGACCATCAACGCCAGCAAACCGTCGGCCAGTGTCACTGTTCATGACGCCAAAGGAATCGACTAATCATGAGCTGGGGCCTGTCACTGACGGGGTTGGCGACGACGAAAGCCGCCTTGGAGACGCTGAAGTTTGATGTTGACGACGAGACGGCGTACATTGTCGGGCCGACGGTCAGCTACTCTATCTTTGTCGACAGAGGCACCTCAAAGATGGAAGCCCGGCCGTTCGTCCGGCCGGCGGCCGAGCGCGTCCAAGCCAATCTTGAGACGGAAGTCGGCCAGTTTCTTGACGGCGGCCTTAACGACAGCTCAATGGACGCGATCACGCGGGCGGCGGCGCTGGCCGTCCAGCGCGAAATGCAACGTATCATCACACAGAAGGGTGCTGTGGACACCGGCACCCTCCGCAGCAGTATATCGATTCAAGAGGTCTGACCCATGCACGGCCCAGCTCAACGCCTGATCCGCCAGCGCGGCAACGAGTACACCATCCGCAACGCCAGCGGCGGGTCCGGCGGTCGGGACACGCCGTCGTACAGTGATGACGGCACGCTCGTCGCGACGCTCGAACGCCGGTCGCGCACGCCGGCGGTCGTCACGACCTCTGGCGGCGAAGAGGTTGAATCAGACTTGGAGTTGCGCGCCGTGTACGACGCCAGTGCGACGACGATCGTCGAGGCCGGGCAGTCGGACTACCCGACGAAACTCGTCCACCCGGAAGGCCAGACGTATCGCGTGCTGGCAACGTATCCCGAAGATAGTGGCGTGACCGTCATCGCCGTGGAGCGTGACTGATGGACTTCAAAACCGTACGGTCGCGCCATCACGCGGTCGCCTGCGCCCGACTTGATGAACCCATCGGGAGGGGTTTGTGGTCTACCAACAGCCGAGTATCCGCCCTCGGCGGGGCGCTTGCGTATACACGTCTGGTGCCCTGTCGCTTGGTTTTTTCGGTGGTGCGTGACTGATGCCGACCGACCCGAATGATGACCTCGTCTCGTTCTTGCGAAGTAACGTCAACGCCGCCAACATCTCGGTGTCGTTTACCCCCAGCAGCGACATCGGCCACGCGAACTACGAGGGCGCGAACAGTTACCCACAGATCGCGGTCGTCACGAACGACCCGGTCATCTCCGGCGGCGGTCAGACTGGGTATACGTCGATCAGCCCCGACGGCAGCGGCCCGAATCAGGCCACCATCGCCACGATCCTCGTCGACTGCTGGGGTGGTCCGGAAGACGACGACGCCTACCAGGGGGGAAGCGACCACCCCGCTGATGTCGCTGCGGAACTTGCTGAAGAAGTCCGCCGAGCCTGTCACGCCAGCGCCACGAGTCCGCCGTCGGGCTATGACTGGCTCGGGGCGCGGCGACGCGGCGACGCTCACGACACCGACCGCAATCCGACGCACTACCGCGAGCAAGTCGAGTGTCTACTGCGATACGTCAGCTGACCATGTGGATTATCTGTCACACAGAGGCCACGACGCGCCTCTACGAGCCATGGATGTTGGAGTTCGTCGACGATCCGGTCGCAGACCTGCCCGGCGACGCCCGCGGGGTGGTCTTCGGCCGACCGACGCAGATTGTTGAGTCCGTTGGGGCACAGCTTATCGACCGATACGACGCAATCACCGAACACGAAACCACATGAGTGAACGAAACACCCCCGAGTCGGGGTTGTTTACGGGCCTAGTCAACTTCTACAGAGAAAGTACGACCGGCTCGTTCAACACCGACCCAGACTACACGACGTATAGCGACGAGGTTGTCGATGTGTCGTGGTCGCCAGGCTACAGCGTCAACGAACGGGAGGCGCTCGGCAGTGCCGACACTGCCGGCCACGACAAGGGCATGGAGGAGGGCGAGATCACGGTCACGTACCGCCTCCAGCGCCAGCTCGTCGACGGCAACGGCGACCCCGACGATCCCGCAGGCGACGCCTTCGACCGCAACAGCGATGACCGAATCAAGAACACCCACGGTATTCGCATCCGGGACGGCCGGAGTACGACCGACCCCGATGACCCCGCCAGTGCGAGTGGCGCCCGCATGTACGTCATCGGACAGGGCGGCCATCCGGACGCCGATTTCGAGGATGCCGCCGACGACGGCTCGCCCCTCGAAATGACACTCACATACATGTGTGAGAAAGTGCGGAACTACGAAATCTTCCAGCCCGACGGCACTGAAGCGCTTGACGTTGTCTCGTCGGACAGTGGCGACACGTCCCAGACGCTGACGATCGAAGACGACACCGGCACCAGCGAAGCCGTCTCGCTCAACGGGACGTCGGCCGTCACAACGACCAAGGCCGACTGGGACAGCATCCGCGGCCTGGAACTCGACGCCGAGACGACGGGCGACATCACCATCTCGACATCGTCCAGCGGCGATACGCTCGCCACCATCCGTGGTAGCGAGGCCTACAGCAACAGCGACGACGGCGTCGAGGGCGACCTCGGCGTCCCCGTCATTGGGAGCGGTTCGCTGGGCAGCGCCGTCACCAACAACCTCGAGAGCATCACGGGCGCGACCATCCAGCGCGGCGGGTCGTCGTTCGCCTACGACGTCGCACAGGCGTCGGCGTCGGTCTCGAACAACTACGATCCGAACGCCCGTCATGAGACCTTCCGGCCCCGCTTTGATGAGGGCAACCGCGACACCAGTGTCGAGTTCGACCTCGTGGGCTGGGGCGCGTCGGCGGACTTCATCGACCAGATGGCCCGCACCGCCACCGACGACGTTGTGGTCGAGCTGCAAAAGACCACATTCACCTGGAGCAACGCTGTCATCGAAGGGACTGACGATGTCGAGCGCGGGCCGGACGACTCCGCGATCGCGTTCGGGATCACCGCCAGCGACAGCGACGATGGTGGCCTCTCCATTGCCCAGCCATGAGTAAGTACGGACTCACTGACCTTCGTGACAGCGACGGGCAGCGCGAGCCAGTCGAACACACATTCGAATGGGGCGACGACGACCAAAAGGTCACAATCAGGTTCGTCCCTCCCACCCTCAACGAGGTTGATGAGATTGAGGATATGATGAACGCTGACGACCTGTCGGTCGATGAGATTCAGGAGCCGCTTGACGAGTATCTCGTCGAGCCATCGATCCCCGACGGGGAGGACTGGACGCTACGCGAGTTTCAGTGTTATCTTCAGGGTATCTATCTCTGGTCGATGGGTGGTACTGGTGTTCACGGGAACATCCGCGACGAGATAGAGCAGCGCGACCAAAGCGCGGCGGGAAACTGACCGACGCCGAGGCGGCGGCGTCGTACTACTACTGGCTCCACGATCAAGGTTATACGTTCAACGGCGACGCGCCCGTCGGCGGGTTGTTGCCCGTCGAAGCGGACACGCTCGTCTTAGGCCGACTACTCGAACAACAGTCAAAACAGGATGCCCAGAAGGATGCCCGTAGTGGTCGCACCCTTCCTAAGCGTCGAGAGTGCACCCGCCAGAAGGCCCGCGAGTGGGCGCGTGAGCGGGAGCAATAACTGACACGATTTTCGCAGCGGGTTCAGCGTCCCGGAGTCACGAGTATGGTTTCAAATCCATTCGATTCGTCTCAAGAGGTACAGGTCGCCGTCAGTGGCGACGCCAGCGGGATGAACAGTGCGCTGGATGGCGCAATGGCGAAACTCTCAAGTTTCAAGGGCGCGGTTGCGGCGGCATCGGCGGCCGCCGGCGCCCTCGCTGCTGGCGGTATCGCTGCCTCAGTCGACGCCGCGGCGGACTTCGACGCGGCCATGACGGAATCGCTGGCGATCATGGGCGATGTCACCGAGACGATGGAAGAGGACATGGCCGGTGCCGCCCGCGAGGTCGCCCAGCAGACGACGTTCTCTGCCGAACAGGCTGCTGAATCGTACTACTTTCTCGCCAGCGCGGGCATGGACGCCCAAGAGTCGATGCAGAGTCTGCCGGAGGTCGCCGAGTTCGCACAGGCCGGGATGTTCGATATGGCCGAGGCGACGGATATCCTGACCGACGCTCAGTCCGCCCTCGGCAAGGAGAATGTCGAACTCACCGAGTTGAGCGACATGCTTGTGGCGGCCAATCAGAACGCGAACGCCAGCGTCGAGCAGTTCGGAACGGCCCTCACGAACAAGGCTGCGCCGGCGATGCGCCGGATGAACGTCGAAACCGAGGAGGGCGTCGCCGCGCTGTCCGTCTTCGCCGATCAGGGCCTGAAGGGTCGCCGCGCTGGCACAATCCTTGCCCGAACGCTGACGGGGTTGGAGTCGAACGCCCGCGAAAACAGCGAGGCGTTCGAGGAGCTCGGCGTCCAGGTCACGAACTCAAACGGCGAGATGCGCCCGATGCAGGACATCATCGCCGACATGGAGACCGCGTTCGCTGGCATGTCGACCGGGGCCCGCCAGGCTGCGATGGAGCAGCTTGGCTTCAACCGCCGGACGTCTCAGGGGTTGGATCTGCTCATCGGCAACAGCGAGCAGCTCGGTACGTACGAAGAGAATCTTCGCGAATCTGGCGGCGCGGCCGAGGAGGTTGCGAACAAGCAGTTGGACACCCTGTCAGCACAGTGGCAACTCCTGAAATCAGACATCACAGACATCGCTATTTCGATCGGACAGGTCCTCCTGCCGCCACTATCGGACCTCCTCTCGGAGGTCAGCGTTGCTGCCGATCGGTTCCAGGCACTCAACGACAAAACGGACGGCATGGCCGGCGCGGCCGGCCTGGCGGCGACGGCGGTCGGCGGCCTCGCGGTTGCACTGGGAACCGTGTCGGCGCCGATTCTCGCGATCGTCGCCGGAATGGGGGTGCTGGCGGCTGCATGGAGTCAGAACTGGGGCAACATTCGGCAGATCACACAGGAGGCTGCTGAATTCATCCGGCAGACGACAGAGGAGTTCTTGGAGTTTGTGACGCAGCTATGGGACGAGCACGGCGAGGAACTCACGGAGTCGGTCGAACAACTCACGTCGTTCATCGGCGATGTCTGGCAGCGCTTCGGCGACGATATCGTGCGGATCCTGCAGGACGCACTGGACCTCCTCGTTGCGATAGTCGAACCAGCGCTGAACAATGTCCTTGAGGTGTTCGACCTCATCACGGACGTGCTTGCCGGTGACTGGGAGGGTGTCTGGGAGTCGATGGTGTCGATGGTGCAAACCAGCATCGACGGTATCATCGGCATCATCGAAGCATCAATATCGCTCGTCAGTGATGCCATCGGTGCGTGGATCGACGCGATCCGCGCGCCGTTCGAAGCGCTGTGGGACTTCCTCGTCGGAAACTCGCTCGTCCCTGACCTCTTCGACGAGATTCCGCGGATCATCCGGGACGCGATCCCGTCGATCAACGGGGCTGTCGGGATGGTGAAAGGCGCTGTCGTCGGCGTCTTTGAGGACATGAAAGAGGCGGTGACGGGCATCGCCGGGGACATGATGGACGGCGTCGCCGACACGATTGATAATGCGACGCCAGACATCAACGAAGCTGCGAAACAGCAGACGGAAGCGGCCCAAGAGCGGTACGAAGAGTGGAACGATGAGATGGTGGGCAACTCTATTATTCCGGATATGATGGACGATATCGTCGCCGAGATGCGAAGTGCGACGCCGCGAATCGTGAGTGTTGTCGATACCGCCACGACACGGCTTGCAGACCTGTGGGAACAGGCACAGCAGGACGTCTCCACCGCCGCCGACGGCGTCATCCAGAGCATTGACGAGATGGAGCAACGAATCAGTGACGCCCAGATGGGGCCGGGTGGCTTCGGCACGCCCCCGGGCCGGAACGACGGCGGCGGCGGGGGCGGCGGGGGCGGCGGCGGGGGCGGCGGTGGGGGCGGCGGGGACGATGGCGGCGGGTCTGGAGGCGGGGGCGGCGGTGGTGGTGGTGAGGGTACCGACCCGCCGCGCAAGGATCGGCTGCAAAAGCAATCTCGGGAGATTCAGCGGGCGTTCGAGGGGCCGGGGTCGCTGCAGAAACTGTCGATGGAGGAGGCCGCCAACCAGTTCGACGGACTCCGGCTGTTCCTCAACAGAATTGGCGGCGAATCCCGGTGGTTCCCCGACCTCTCCTCGTCACTGCCCCCGGGGGCCGAACTCACCGACGAAGACATCAAGAAGCACCAACGAAAGCGATTTAGCCAGCTCACGGGCGAGTTTCAGGTCCCGGCGGAGTGGATCCGACTCGCCGTCGATCCGCCGTTTGGCGACCCCAATTACGTGCCCGCCGGGCGGGAGGTCATCGACAACGTCCCACGGCTTGATACCGGGGGCGCGATCCGCAGCGGCGGTCGGGCCATGCTGCACGCTGGCGAGCGGGTCCTGCCCGAGGCTCAGGTCTCCGACAGCGGCGAAGCATCGTTCGATCCGGATAGCGTCGCCGATGGCTTCGATTCCTCGACCGTCGCTGGCGAGCTGGTCCAGAAACTCGACCGCATCGACAGTGCCATCCGCGACGACGGGACTGTGCGCGTCAGTGAGCGGGATATCCTGCGGACGCTGCAGCGGGCGTCGGACCGCTACGATATTAACATATGACAGACCTGACACTACGCATCGAATACGCCGGCGGCGGCACAGACCAACTGAACATCGTCTCTGCTGACGATCTCGGGGATGCCGACGCGCCGAGTCTCACGAGCATCCGCATCGACCGCCGGATCGACCGCCCGCCGGACGAGCCCGACACCGCCGAGTGTGCAGTCTATCGGGATGCCTGGGGCGAGATCGAGGATAGTCTCGGCGACGTCGACGACAAGCTGTTTATCGACGAAGGCGGTACTGACATCTTCGGCGGCCGTCTCAAAGACTGGGAGTATCAGGGGGCGCTGGTGAGCGTCATTCTCGACGGCCCGAAGCGCGACGCGATCAACGAGACGCCCAGCGCGGGCAACACCGTCTACCAGCCCAAGAGTGACGACTCGCTGGTTAAGAACGACTTGCTGTCCCGCGTCGGGACGGTCGGCGAGGGGACGATCGCCCAGCAGACCGCCTCGATCGCCTTCTCGGAAGCCAACAGCAGCCCCGGCAAATCCATCACGAAACTCGCCCAGGCGACGGGCGCGGAGGTGCTGTACACCGCCAATTTCGATCTGGATTACATCGCCAGCCTCGGCGCCGACCGGACTGGGACGACGCTGTCGCCGAGCAACGGGAACGTCTTGGGCGAGCCCCGGATTCAGCGCGACCCAGCGGAGGACTACACGCATATCCGCGTCCTCGGCAGCCAGCAGGGCGGCGCCCAGTTTATCGCCGACCGGACGATCGACGGCTCAACGGCGCGGGAGAACTGGGGCTTTTATACCGACAAGGACGCCCAGACCCAGGACCGCGTCGATGCGATCGCCGATCAGATACAGTCGGAACTCCAGACCAACAGCGACCACTTGGAGATTGAGGTCGGCATTGACGACGCGGTGGGCCCAGAGTTGGGCGACGAGTTCACGCTGGATTTCCCCGCATACGGGATCGGCGCCGAGCCGTTGCGGATTCTTCAGTTGAGCCGTATCCTCGATAGCGACGGCGAGCGATACTCGGCGCTGTTTTCCAACCGCCGGCTGGCGCGCGACGTCCGGGGCGAGCAGCAGCGCCGCGCCTTCGACGAGTTCCGCGGCGGCAACCCCGGCCAGTATTACGCTCTTACCCACGGCGAGGGCTGGGACAGGGTCGAATCGGGGGAAGATTATGAAATGTCGTTCTACCGACCACAGGATACGCTGACCGAATACCGGGCCAAACTCCAGATCGAATCCCGGCCCTATCGCCTGCCGTCATCGGACCCGGGACACGCCCACGAGACCACTATCACACATCCCAGTCACAGCCACGGTGTCAACGTCACGCACCCCAACCACAGCCACGGTGTCGATGTCACGCACCCCACCCACAGCCACACTACCGACATCAATATCACGAGCAACGACAACAGCGAACTCTCGAACGTCGTCTCGTCGGGCTCGACGCTCGAAGGCAGCTTTTCGCTGAACGATTCGTGGCATGACATCGCCGACGTTGGGCCAGCCGCCACCGCCAACTCGTCGTGGTCGATATTTCATGTGGCGGGGTTGTTTACGCCCGATTCCAGCGCAACATCAGACTTCGCCGTCAAAGCCAGGCTGGAAGATGCAAACGGCGATTACTACCCGGACAGCACTGGGCAGTTCCACTGGGTATCGCAAGACGACACGGAGGTCGTGACGTTCGTGTTCGTGATCGCGCGGGACGCCACACCCGAGAGCATCACCCTCCAGATGGAGACAAACCAATCCTGGGGCGGGTCAATCACAGTCCTCCATGCCCATCAGTCGGTCGGCGCCCACGACCACATCGTCAGCTCGACAGAGACGAGTGACACCGCGCTCGGAACGACAACCAGCGAAACGTCGACGACCGAACTCGGAACGACAACCAGCGAAACGTCGACGACCGAACTCGGAACGACAACTACCGAAACGTCGACGTCCGAGGCCGCGCTTGAGCCCGGCGTCAACGAGCAGCCCGGCAAGACGGTCAGCAACGTCGCTGTTGACATCGACGGTTCGACGGTCGCCAGTGGCCTGTCGGCGCCGATCAACGAGACGGTCGACGTCGCCGGGGAGTTCAGCGACGGCGCGAACAATATCACAGCAACGACAGACGCGCTCGGCGAGCTAAAGTTGACGGTCAAATACGAGGCGCTGAAAAATGCCGAGTGACCTGTCTGTCGCCAGCGGCGAGACGAAGACCGTCGCCAGCGGCGACACGGAACGCTATTACTCGGCGGATGTCGACGGGGCGCTGTCGGTCGACGGCACACTGCAGCTCGGCGGCTTCCGCATCGACGGCCGGACGGCGACCGTCGCCCGCGATAGTCTGACGCTGACGCCGGATACGGTGTCGATCGGCTTCGTCGCCCGGGGCTCCAGCGCTATCGACGCCTGGCGAGCCTACGACCGCGCGGGCGACCTCTCGGCCGAGACAGGGTTTGGCGGCGCCTTTCGCGTGATCGACCGCGCCGGGCGCAGCGGAACTGTCGCTGTGCAGCCGCCGCCGTGGGCCAGCCCGCCGCTGGACAGTGTTGACGGCTTCGTGCAGTCCTACGGCGAGGAGCAGCGCGCCCCCGACGTGTGGGAAATTGACCTGACGATCGTCCGCGCGAGCAACCGCGGCACACCGTTCAACACCGTCTCCGAATCCGGCGCTTGGGAAGTTGCGACCCAGCGCGGGACGATCGGCCTCTCCGGCCGCTACGTCGGCGTCAGCTCGCAGTCGGGGACGAGTGCGGGCGGCGACTGGACACTGCGGCTGGCGCTGTCCGACAGTCAGGCAGCCGCATGGGCCGATGCTTGCAGCCATCCCGACGGCGTCTCCGAGGAGACCGTCAGCGACGGCAGCAACTACCTCGTCGACGACTCGCCGAACAGTCGCCAGACGGTGACGCTGTCGGTGCCGCCGGGCGCGACCATCCCCGGCGGCGACCATCTGGTCCAAGACTGGACGCTGTCGCCGCGCTCCTACGGCGAGCAGCCCTGGCAACTCGACGCAACAACCTGGGAGGATACGACATAATGGCAACTGAACCACTCATCGAACTCGGCAGCAACTACGAACTGGATGAAGACAGCAACGGCAACCTCGTCATTCGGGACGCGAATGGCAACGCGGTCCTGACGTACGACGACGCAAACACACGTTGGGAGCTGGCCCAGGACATGGTCCCTGCGACGGACGGGACCGAGCAACTCGGCACCGCGTCGAAAGCGTGGAGAGCAGTGACCACAGACGAGGGGCGAATCGGCCCGCAACTGTCGCATGTCGCCACTCTCTCGGATAGCCGACTCGGCAGCCCCCACGACATGGAGATTCGTCGGGGGGTAGGCATAACAGCCGGGAAGGATGGTAACGTTTGTTCGATTGACCTCTATCCACGTGACGGCCCGGTAGTGTCGGCGAGTGACGCGTCCTTTACGAACGCACAAGCTGTTGCAGCGTCCCCGGAATCAGACCCAGACTTCCGGTGGTTCATCGGCGAAAACACTGCCGTCCACAGCGTCCTTGTCCAACCCGGAACAGTCGCCTCCAACGACAGCGTCAGCCTCTCAAGCGCTCACCCAAATGGGTTTGCGTGGTATCGCACTGACCCCAGTATCGGGAGCGCCTACCTCTTTGCCGCGCAAAAAGACGGGTCGGTGTCTGCAATCGATGTCACAGACACTGACGCCCTCTCAATAACAAACGAGTCGGCTGTGACCTCTGCAAACTCTCCACATGACGTTGCTATGTCGGGGACTCGTGCGATAGTTGTCGACCAAGACGATGGATCATCGGTTAAACTGTCGGTCCTTAACGTCGCAAATGGCGCGACAACTGACGTTTCCGGTAATTGGTCCGAAGATACCACATTCGGCGATAGTCAATTAAATGGGGCAAACCGGATCGATATGTTAAATCAAGAGTGGGCTGTCGTCGCTGCCAACCTGTCCAATACCCTTGCGACTGTGAACATTCCCGCTTACGATAACAGCATCAGCATCGGGGACGTTGTTTCAGACGGTGCGAATAGTGGCCCCAGCGGCCTGCGCGTTGTTGGTGACTACGCCATCGCAGCCTCGAACGATCGAGTGACGATCTACGATGTCTCCGATCCGACGAATATCGTCGAAGTGGATCAGCACGTCTTTGGATCGTCTATCAGCGGTCACGATCCCGCAGTTGATGGCCGCTACTGCTACGTCACTGGGCAGTCCTCCAACACAATTGAGGTGTTCGACTTTGGATGGGAGTTCGCGCGTGACGCGTACGCAGAACGGCTAACGAGAGGGGCTGCGTAATCAATACATGAGCTGTACTGGCTGCTTGGCGCTGGCGAGTGACTGATTTTTAATACCAGGGCGCGGGCAGTACTGAGTGCCCCGGCGCTGGCAGTCCCCACCCCGCACCCATCTCGCCGGGGCGTGTTACAATCGCCCAGTGGCAACACTCTCAGGCGACTCTTGCTTGCTCGGGCGCTTCAGTCTTCAGTCGCCGTCTTACTCTCGCCCACCGTTCCTCCCCACTTGGAGTCGCGCTCTACTGGCTCCGCAAATTCAGCACTGCAATCGTGGCACCGATACAGGGGCGTTTTCCGTTTGCG